GTACTGGTATTTAGTTCCAGTCCCAAATAAAGCAACCGCGGGAATACCATAGCCCCATAAAGTCAAAGCATTAATTTGAGATTCTACAATTGTAACTTCTTTAATATTATGTTGTTTTATATAATAATATAAATAAACAGGTTTCTCTTTATTTTCATCTATAATAAATTTTTTAGTATTTACACTTCTTCTAGTTAACATTAATAGTTTTCCATTTTTATCTCTAACAGGAAAAACTAAACATTGTGTTTCGGGGTCATATTTTATTTCAAATAAAGAACATACTTTAGGAGTGAGTTTTCTTTTAGTCATATAAGGATGATAACTTTGAAACCCCTCTAATATGGATTCATTTAAGTAAGAAGTTTTAACTGTTTTTTCATCTAAATCAATAGAAGGCAATACTACATCATAAACAACATAATTATTACCAAAATTATCTATTAGCCATTTTTTACCAAATTCATCGTCTTTATCAAAACAAGCGCCTACAAAATGATAAAAGGGACCTGATTCAGAACATGCGAAACAGTGGAAGTGAGAATACTTTACTTTAGAATTATCTTCCCCACAATAAATACGACAATCAGGGTCTTCTTCTTTGCCTTCTGAATGAAAAGGACAAGTTATAACTATTTCTTCCCCCTTTATTCTAATATCTTTTAATTTTCCATTAATTAATTCAGATTTAATCTTTTTTAAAATATCTATAATAGGGGTGTCTATTGATTTGTTTCTTATAATTATACTAGACATTAAAATTCATCTTCCCCTACATCTGCTTCTGGTTCATATCTTGATTTTAATTCTTCATTTTGTTTAGTGTCTTTTTCATCTGGAATATAAATGAAAGTTCCCGTATTAAAATCAGCGTTGTAAGATAATGTTTTTCCATTTTCACTATCTCTTGATTTAGTTAAATGTAATTTCATTAAATTATCTTTTCTTTCTAAAAATATAACAATTGTTGAGTCCTGTCCAATTCTATCACTTTGAGCTATTTGAGTTGTATCAACCCCATCTTCCGTTTTAGTTCTGTTTTGTTGAGAAATACTAATAATTGGAATGCGTTTCATTACTTGAAGATTTTTTAAATCTCTAGAAATATTACTAGCTTTTTCAACTGGATTTTTAGCTCCTCTATCATCTTCTAATAATGAGTGCTGGTCAACAAATAAAATATCTAATTTTTCTTTTTCAATAAAAGCTCTTAATGCATTTACTCCTGCAGGACCAGCAATCATTTTAGGCGTTAACACTTTAATAGATCCTGAATATTTAACAGATAATTTTTCTATAAATCTTTTATAATCAGTTTGAATAGAACTATTACCATGAATTAAAGCACCATTTGAAATATGGCTAGCTAATGTGTCAATACGATATCCAACCTTGGTTTCAGACATTTCACCTGAATAATAACCAACATTTAATCCTTGCTCTGCTGCTGCTAAAGACATTTTAATGGCTAAGAAACTTTTTCCTTGGTTAGTTCTAGCAACAATAGTTGCCAATTCTTCTTCTCTATCCCAACCACCAATAATAGCATCTAATTCTGGAAAACCAGTTGAAACATAATATTTATTAAAACCTTTTGTTTTTTCTATATATTTATCATAACGAGAAGTATCTCTTAAAATATCTACCGCTTGCAAAGCAATCCCGGTATCTAATGTTTCATAAGCTTTTTTGTAAGTGTTTACAGCTTTTTCTAATTCCCCATTCATTAGTTGATTTCTAATTGAATTAAAGGTTGTAGATAATTGTCTTGATTGGTAATCCCTAAATAATTCTTCAATTAAATATTGAGGAGTTTCTTTTACTTCAATTATTTCAAAATCAGGGAAAGAACTTAAAAAGGTTATTTTATCAGGTATTAAATTATATTTCTTTAAATGATTATCTATAAAATCCCATTCATCATTATAATTACTAAAGTATTTCTTATTAAGATTATTTAATGTAATTAAAGAAGAATCTTTAGTTTCTAAAATATAATTTATAAATTGTAGTTGAATCATTGTTAAATACCTCTTTTATCAGAACCATATAGTTCTATGTTATAACCTAAATTACAAATTCTACTGGCTAATCTATCACCTAAAGATTTATGTAATTCTTCATCATTTAAATTTGATGTAAATATATTGGATTTTCCAGCACTAATCCTAGAATCTATCATTGATAATAAATTCTCCGCTTCAAATGAGGTGCTTGCTTTAGTAGCAATATCGTCCCAAATAACTATATCTGCCTTTAATATATTTTCTTTTATATGTTTTATATATTCGCTTTTAGTGGTTATATTATCTTTTAAAGCCAATAAGAATGAAGGAACATTAATAAAGAGAGCTTTACATGACAAAGAAGTTTTATGCCAGATTTTGTTAAAGTATGCTTCTACCATTCTCAAGGCCCAAGAAGTTTTTCCATTTCCTGCTATTGAGGAATGAATATATAAGTTGTCTCCCTTTGAAACAAACTCTTCTATATTATTTTCAATATTTTTTAATTCACTAAATTTTTCTTCATCCGTACCATTATTATCTATTCTTAAAGTGAGATGTCTTCTTTGCATTAGTGAAATAAGAGCTTGCTCATATAAAAAATCTAATTTATATAAACGCATGCAAAATCCATTACAATCACATTTATTACAATTATCTTTTAACCAGCAATTTTTATTTTCAATCATAAATTATAATACAATTATTTTTTTAAATTAACGCATTAATTGAATAAATGCTTAATATCATACATAAATGCATATATATTAAACATATTGTTTAAATGCGCTAAAAATGCGCTTAAAGCGCATTTTAATTTAAGTTTGTTTATACTTTTTGGCCTGTCATATAAGTGACTAATGTGCTGCAGAAGCTGCTTGTTCTTGCAGTGGATAAATTCTTTTTTGCTTCTAATACAGCTGTCTTGTCTTTTAGGCTTGGGTCTTCTAATAATTCTAAAGCCACTTTTCTCATAGCTTCAATATTGTCTCCACACGCCCAAAGTTTGTTCATGTTCTGAGTGAAATGATAAGCAATTGTTCCTGGAATTTCATTTAAAGGTTTTTTCATATCTTTATCTCCTACGCATATATTATAACATAAAAATAATAATTAGTCAATGGTTTTATTTTCTTTCTAACAAAACCCACAATTCACTTGGCCTTCTAATATTTTCAGGGGGCTCATATTCTTTAATTTTAATCACTTGTTTTATATACCAACCTTCATTAAGTCTTTGGTTTATAAAGTCTAATGTTCCGAATATAATTTGTTGCTTTTTCATATTAAAATTCCTTATCACTTATAGTTTCTATAGTAGCTTTTTTCTGTGGTGTTACTCTAACGGATTTGGCTTCTGCAAATGTTTGGGTTTGCTCAGCATATTTTTTACTCTTTTCATAAATATTTATAGCAAAGCTACAAGTCCTATAAGATTGAGTAGTTGCTATATTTACTATTTTTAAAGCTAAATCAAGATCTCCTTGAGTATAGTTATTAAGTTCATCTTGAAATTCTTTAACTAATTTTTTAGACATATAAACGTTTGGATTAGCAAAAATACTATCAAGCCAATTCCTTAATGCTGTTAATAATTCATAATTAGAACATTCAATTGAGTTTTTAAGCCCATTTAGAATCAATTGGCGTTTAGTTTCTTTGACACCATGTGGGTTTTTAACTTTAACTTTTTCAGATATTTCTTTAATTAATTTTTTATCTTCAGAGGAAATTATAGAAGTAAATAATTCAAAATCAAAATTAATATTATCAGGGTCATCATTATGTTTATTAATAACTCCTATTTTCATTAAATTAGCGTCTGATTTTAATTGTTCTTCTATAGTTAAAGAAGTTCTATCGGATATAAATTTTCTATCTATTTTAAAGTAACTGCTTTCAATTAATTTATTTTTAATATAGGCCTTCTTATAAATATTTAAAAGTTCTGCTATATAAACAGAAGTATTTAATCCAAAAATTTTAATAGAATTTAAATTAATTGTTATAAAGTTATAAGAATTTAACAAATCTACAAGCATTATTTACAACCTCACTTCAAAATTATTTTCCATAATTGATTTATCATACAATCCTATCTATTGCAAGGCACTTCTACAAACATATTTTTTATTCTAATAAGCGTAACGATTAGCACAACTCCCATTTCTTCTATTATATTATATAGTAAAATAATAATTAGTCAATAATCGTTTTTAAGACTTTAAAATTGATACTATCTCTTTATTATTTTTAAGGTCTTGAAGTGTTTTATCTAAATATTTATACAATTTGTTATTACTAGAATTATTTAAATCTTCAATTGCTTTAAATAAGAATTCTTTTTGCACACTATATTTATTCATAAAATATAAAGCAAATATATTATTAAGAGATGATAAATGCTTTACCACTTTCTTTGGACTAAACTCTGAGATGATACTTCCAATAGGCTTTTCATCATCTTCATTTTCAGGCTCTTCATAAGAATATTTTTTCTTAACCTCTATTTCCTTGTAACTATCTTGATAAGCAATAGCATCAATAATTATGGCTTCTATAATTTTATTTTTATTTAAATATAGATTTACAATATCCTTACAGTAATCTACCTCGTCTACTTCAGAAGTTTTTTCTAAACAATAAGCTCCATCACCAAAAGCCTCTATTTGTCTTTCAATAGAGTCACAGGTATAATTAATTTTTCTCTTATCTTTATTATAATATTGATAATATCTATTTCTTGTAGAGAAGATACATCTATTAATGACTTTGTCTGGTCCGTTAGGGTCATTAAATAGTTTATTTGTTGGATCTCTCCAACTTCTATATTTAAAAGCAACATTTAAAGATTCAGCTAACCAACTAGTATAATCTTCAATTTCTAGTCTTGAACTAGCACTTGTTTTATTCCATTCATATATTTTAAACCAATATCTAAGCATTAAGGCAGAATAATATTGGTCTCTTTTTATATAATCTTGCTTTTCATCTGAGTCGCAGTAACCATTTGCTAATTGAGTCTTAGACATTGATTGATAATCTCCTAACCCCTTAGCAGTTTGGGTGTATGTGTTGTAAATATCTTGTAGCATTAAATAATTCCTTTCATTTATTTTTATGTATTTTAATATAAATTTAATTTAAATTCAACAATCCTAATTCTTTACTCATAGTTATTTACTCCAATCTAGTTTTTGACCGCAATAAGGACAATAACTTATATCAGTTTTAAACAATTCTTCGTCGCAGTTAGGGCAATGATGAACAATAATCCTTGGATCATCACAAATAAGAACCTCTTTAACTTTCATCGGCTCGTTGCGTTTTAGGGCTTGTTCGATGATTTCCATAGACATTTTCTTGTTTGAATAGTCCATTACATCTCTGCAACCTAAGTTCGCCAAAAAAGTAATGTTTTCTACCGCTTTTGCTTCTAATTCTTTACTCATAACAATTCTAATTCTCCTTTATCGTTCATATAGTTTTTAATTTTGTCGTATCTTTCTTTATCAACTTCATAAAAACCTACCATCTTTTGTTTCGCTTGGATATAAACAAATGCTATCAATAGGTTCGTTGTCATTATTCAAAATATAAAACTCAATAAAGTTGATACATTGATAATGTGGTTTTCTACAATGTACGTATCTAAACCAGTTAATATCAATTAAATAAGGCATAAAACACCCTCCGCATTCATTTTTGCTACATAGATAAGACCTTTGTCAGTCCAGATAGCACCGTAGATTTCGTTATACTTAACCATTTTTCTTACTTCTTGTAATGAAAAAACTTTTGTATGCCATAGTGTATTTATTCCTTTATCAAAGTCATCAACAATCACAAACTCATCACACAATTCTTCAATAGTGTCGGCAGTTTTACATAATTCTGGTTGCTTTTCAAATTCTTCGCAATATGGCATTTTTACTTTATGTCCAGTAAACTCACACCAAATGCTTTTATCTAAATCATATATTCCGTCTTTTGTTCTAATATATTTCATAAAAATATTTCCTCCTTAATTATTATAACATAAAAACAAGGATTAGTCAATCCCTGTCTTTTGATTTTTATTTAATTATTATTTAAGCCAAAAATGATAATTGTCTTCAAAATTTTCATCAACGTTATCAGACTCTAAATTTTTGATAAAGCTATCAAAACCTTCAGCGCCTTTATTTGTTCCTACTTTGGGACTAATTTCTTCCCATTTAGTCACTTTTCCTCTTTCAATAATATTTTGTTTAACACCTTTATATTCTTTATGATCTTTGACCTTAGCAGTTATTTCTAAAGGCTTAACATTTTTAAACCCATCATCAGTAATTATTGAATCAATTCTTTTACTTATTTTAAGAATAAATACATTTCCTTTATCATCAATTATTTCATAAGTAAATGAATCAGCATAAACATGCCAAGCAACTTCCATATGGTTTTCAAATAAAACTCTATATGAAACAACTTTAATTATAATTTTGTCTCCAACATTACCTACATATTCACTTGAAGAACTAATTTTATTAGCTGCAATTTTATTTTTATCTTTAAGATATACACTAACTAAAGAAGCAATTAATGCTAAATCTCTATATTCAGTAACCTTTTTAGTCCATGCAATTTTTGCATTAGACATATAACCATATTCAGCAGTAATATTATTAACCCAAACATCCATTTCTTTAATTTCATCATCAGAGGCTGGTTTTATTTCAATGTCTTTTGAAATTCCAAATAAATATTCACCAATAATTTTAAAAGATATTCCTGGTTTATAGCCTTTTTCTTTAACATAACCGTAAGAATATTTTTTGGCTATTTCATTATCTAGCAGGTAATCTTGAGTACCATGGCCATGGGTGTAATTTGAAAACATATCCTCCGGATCTTCACCTAAAAATTCAGCTATTTCAGCAGCCTTAAGTGATTCAGCCATTTCAGCACATACCTTAGCATCTAATCCACCAGTATAATTTCTTAAACATGTTTTGCCTACTTGTTTAAATTCTTTAGTTTCTTCATTATAAACAAGATAAGTATCTTTTCTATCACGAATTTGATGGCAATGCTCACACTCTGGGCCAATTTTTCTATATTTAGAAGGAATAACTGGTTCTAATTCAGAATCAATAATACGAAGTATATTTCCGACTTCAGAATGTTCAATGGTCCCTGCAAATCTCCAACCATTAATAATATATTTACCATCTATTTCAACTTCAACTGCTTTTATATTAATTTTTAAATCTCTAACATCATCAACCTTTATTTCTTTTTCAATAATAGTATCACCAAGAATATTAAAAGTAATATTAGCGCCTTTATTTCTAATATGATTAATTTTTTTTAGTTAAATTTTCAAGATGTGATTTTGGAATTGTGAATTTCATTTTTATTTCTTCTACACTATTATTATATAATATTTCTTAATAGATGTCAATATATTTTTATTAATATTTTAATAATCCCATTTCTATTAAAGTAGAATCTTCTAAAACCTTATAATAAGTATCTTCTTCTTCTTCTGTTAAATCAACAACAAAATTGTTAATTTCATCATTTAAGGGCTTTTTATTTTTGTCGTCCATAAATATGTGTTCCTTTCATTTAAATACAATTAATTTAGCAATATTTTTTATTATAAATCTTCAATATAAGAACAAAGATTATGAATAATTTCTGGATTCATTTCATCATCCACAATAAAATCACTCATTGATCTTTTTACATCAACCATCTCTTTTACATGTTCATCTATAGTATTTTTACAGACTAAATTATAAATAAAGACAGGCTTTGTTTGTCCAATTCTATATATTCTATCACAAGTTTGTTGATATAAACCATCAGTCCAAGCAGTATCCATATGTATCATATAACTTGCAGCTGTTAAAGTAATTGAAGTTCCCATTTTTTGCCAAGTACATATCATTACTTTACGACTGGGATCTGTTTGAAATATATTTATTCTTTCATCTATATCTCCAGGCTTTGTATCTCCAGTACAAATTAATGGTTTATAATCTTTTAATTTTTCTTTTAAATCTTCAACTGTGGCTTTATATGTATTCATAATAACGACTTTATCGCCTTGGCTTACTATTTGTTCAACTAAGTCTACACAGTGCTCTATTTTGCTTGATTCTATGTTTTGAGTTGTAAGTATTGAGGGGCAAGCTGTAGCTTGTCTTAATCTTGTAGCAAGTGCTAAAACATTACGTTTTAAATCAATTTTGTCAGCTTCTTCTTTAACACCTTTTTTAATATTATTATAGAATTTTTTATGTTCATCACTCATATCTACATATTCTGTAATCATAGTCTTTGGGGGTAAATCTAATACTTCTTCTTTTTTCCTTCTTAAAGAACAACTCTCTAGCTCTTCTTTAAGTAAATCCATATTTTGATATCCTACTATTTGTCCTTCATAAGAATCTCCTTCTATAATATATTGTGGCTTAAAGGTAGTTAAAATTGATTTATCATTTTCTGTCCAAACTAATGGAACATAAGAATCAAGAGGATTATTTAATAGTAAAGTTCCGGTCATAGCTATTTTATATTTAGCTTCTATTTTAAGTAAATTATTTCCCTGTTTAGATTTTTTTGATTTGCATCTATGTACTTCATCAACTACAACCATATCTATTTTATTTTTAGATTTTAAAAGTGCTTCTAAAACATCTTTATCTCTAAATGTTTCAATATTAGTAATAATAAAAAATTCTTTAATTGGTTCTTTTAATTGGGCTGCTCTTTCAGCAACAGTACCATAAGAAACTGTGCCTTTACTATTAACTTTTTCCCCTAATATCATAGCATCTTGATAGGAGTGAACATTAATTTCATTTTTCCAGTTTGTTTTTGCAGTATTAATACAACATATAACTAAACAATGTTTTATTCCTCTTTGGGCTTTTAATTCTTCAGCTAAGTTTATAACTGATTTAGTTTTACCTAATCCCATACTATCAAGTAAAAGCCATTTATCTTTATTTAATCCGTATTCAATTGCTTCTAATTGATGTGGAAAAGGGTTAGTTTTATATGTTAGAATAGGCTTACATTTAATGGAATTATTTGGCTCTTCTTTTATCAATTGTAATTTTATATCATCATAATAAGTTAAAGTATCTAAAAGGTAAGCTAAAGAAGTTAAAGGTACTTCCCATATACCTAACTTCTTATGCCAATAACTAGCCCCACTATATTTAATTTTATTTACAATATCATTATTAAAATTAAAAGTTATAGCTAAAGAGGTTAGGCCTGATATTTTAATAGGCTTAATTTCTTTAATATAAATCATATATAAAATTATTTATTTATTATTACAGTATAATCTTCATCAAAGTTGATAGTCTCAACTTCTTTTACTTCAAAATTTAAGATTACTTTTATAATAAGTTTAGTTCCACATTTATCACAAATATAATCTTCAACTATTTCTTTTTCTTTTTCGCTCTTAATAATTTTCCCATCTTCATCTTTAATTATATTAATTTCGGGGTCAAGAAAATCATCTGGGTAAAAAATCTCTTCTGGAAAATATTCTCTTCCGCATTTAGGGCATTTAATAATATTCATTTTTAATCTTCTTTATTTCCTTTTAATATTTCTTTAACTATTTTATCATTGAATATAATTCCTTTAACGGCTGACCTTTTTATTTTATTAACCATTACTATAAAATCATCTGCAGTGGGTTTAACTTTTAGTCTATACTCTTTCCAACTTTTATTATTATCTTTTTTATCATGAACATCTAACCAACTAGTATAATGTTCCAAGCTACATTCTTTAAGGAGTTCTTCACAAAATACTCTACATAATCTTTTATGCTTTAAGACAATCATCTGGTTTGTGAGATTGTTTCTAATAATATAAATAATCATTTATTTATTTAAAACTCCTAAGTAATCAATATAAAATACAACTCCTGTTTTTATTTCTATTGAAATTTATTACAGGAGTTGTTACTGGCCCTTCGTCTGTGATATGACTGCCAGCTCCGTAAGATTTCTTCTTACCACTATCAGAACTTTCCCCGATGTCATTATCTAATTACCCTTGATAATAGTCGGCATTTTGCCTAATAAATTATTTTTTATCCTGAATATATCAGGGCCCGGTTTTCAACAGGTGGCTATCACTCTCTTTGTACTAATATAGATATTAACTAAATTAAGTTAATTTACTTGTTAATCTAAATGGGTTTTTATAACACCATTGAATCTAAATGGGTTTTTATAACACCATTGGCATGGTGAATCTCCTAAAATTATTTCCCCATCTTTTAAACTTTTATTCATTATACAGCCATCACAACTATTATGAGTGTTAGGTTCATTAGTGTTATTTAATTGAGGTGAAATATTATATATAAATTGAGGCAAAACATTATATATCACTATGCACATAATTTCATTAAATTCAGGAGTACCTTTATTGCGGTTATAAAATTTTATTGATTTAATTTCCCAATCTTGATGTTCTTCTAAATCTTTGTTTATGTGCTCATCAAGTTTTATACTTTGGGCATGATATATTTTTGCAATTTGTCTAGGCATTATTTCACATATCCTTCTTTCTTCTATATATTATTATACAATTAGTATTTTAATTTAATTAAATTTTTATAGTTCTAGTAGTAAAAATAAACTACTGCATTTCCACCATTTCCTCCACGACTAAACTCACTTCCATTTTTAACACCAGCTCCACCTCCAGAACCTAAGGTGCCATCTCCTCCAGGTAGGGCGACACCACTAAGGACTCTACCACCACTTCCACCTCTTGCAAGAACAGAAGCCGCACCGCCGCCCCCATAATCAGAAGATGAATAACCACCAGACGGGAAAACAAAATGAAGTGCATTTATACTATTATTATCTTGATTATAGTCATTCAGCACATTTGTCGTAGCAAGCGAATACTCACCTTCTATATACTTTTCTCCACGTTGTTCATAATCTCCTCCATCCTTGCCCCATATATAAGGAACAATTGTATTATCACCTTCTTTATAATTAACTAGAAAATAATAAGTATTTTCTGGTCCAGGAAGTGGATTAAAATAAAAATCTGTAAGTTCAATTGGACCTCCCTCAGATATCGTCGCCCCAGCGACTTTAATTTCTACATATGTTCTAGGGTCTAACGGCGGCCACATATCACCTATTCTTTTATAACTTTTTCTTGTAAGATAGGTTATTTCACCCGCAGCTGAATATGAAGTAGTTCCAATACCACCTCTACCTAAATAAATATTCCAATACTGCATAAAAGGAACCCATTGACCATTATATATAACTGTTGTCTGATAAGTTGGTAAATCAATAATAATAGAAAGAGCAGCGCCAGAACCTCCACCATCCCCTCGTCCGTTAAAAACTCCTCCACCATCTCCTGAAGCCCCAGCCCCTTGAATAAATAATAAAATTTTCTGTGGAATAACTTTGTCTTTAAAATCATTTGCAGTAAAAGTTATTTGAGACTCAATCTCACCATTTGTCGGATCAATATGAACTATTTTAAGATAATCATCGCTTTTTCTTATTTCATAATTTCTATCAGCTGTCTGTTCATTACTAATTAATTCATAAAATTTATTAAATTGTGGTTTTGTTCCTCTTTCAACAAATTTTTGGCTTGGATTAGATTCGTCTATAAAAAATTTTGGAATGCTTCCTGTAGTCCACTTATCAGCTGCATTATAAGGAATTAATTTTAAAGATTCATTATCTGATGTTCTTTTAAATGGTAATTCTATAGCTTGGCAGTCAGGAAAAAGAGGATACAAATCTTTCAATTCAACTCCATCTTGTATAAATCCAGTTATACCAGTTCTAATATCTGTTTGTGCCATTATTAAATTACTCCTTTAACTTTTTAATTTCTTCTTTTAATAATTTAACTTCTTCTAATAACAGGTAAACTAATTTAGATTCAGAGATAGCTAAATAACCATTATCATCATTAGTAACAAGTTCTGGGAATTTTGCTTGAAGTTCTTGAGCGATAAAACCAATTGCATGAGTTCCAGTTTCTTTATAATCAAATTCTTTAACTGCTATATCTAAAATAGAATCATGATACTTATAATCAATAATATTTTCTTTTAATCTTTCATCAGAATGGGCATAGAAAGCATTTGAATACATTCTAGTTGCATATAAATAACCGTCATAGTTTAATCTGTTAGTAGATGTTGGATTTACAGAGAGTGTATCAAATGATCCCGCTGTTTTACTTCCTGAGTTAACTAAAGCTGTTCCTGATGGTAATATAATTGTTCCATTGTTTGGTCCTGTAATCGTTGTTGGAGAAGAACCCGCAGACTGTATTGTAACTCCTCCTGTATAAGTGCTTGAAGAACCAACTGTTAAGCTTGCATATTGCATTGTTAATGATTTACCTGATGCCAAAGTAATTTCATTTGTTTTTATCGTGGCACCATTAATAGTATCACCAACCCATAATTTTTTCTCAATACCAACACCACCAGAAACCCTCAATGCTCCACTTTCCGCATTTGTAGCATCAGAGATATCTGTAATCACAGTTGTTTTAGAAATAGTTAAACCAGCTATTCCTGATCTAGCATCTACATTCACATTAATAATTGGAGATGAGGCATTATAAATAGTGGTATCTCCATATAGTTTTGTTGTTTTAGCTGTGGCAGTAGTACCAACTTCAACCCCACTGTCTACATCAACCTTAAATGTTGAAGCACCAGAGGCCCCATTTTGTATTGTTACATCTGTAATAATCGGAACATTTAATGATTTATTGTCTTTGTTTGTTGATTCAATAATTGTTTCGCCTGTTTTTACATTAAAACTACCTGAATCTTCAACATCAATATCTGTACTATCTAAAGTTGTTTTACCATTAACATCTAAATCATGGCTAATATTTATATCTGTAGCATTAAATAATACATTAATGCTTTTAGTTAAGTCTGAAACATCAGCTACATTTGAAGCATTTATTTTTAATAAACTTTCAGATGGAATAATATATTTTGCTCCATTCCAATGTAATAATTTTAAATAATATTGGGGTGGGATTGAAGATGGATTAGAACTAACTAATTTAATACCCTCAAACGACATTATTCCTGATATAACATTATCTAAAGAAGCATTTGGTGTAGATTGAGCTTTTAATGATAATCCTTCATAATCTGTGTTTCCTGCTGCTGGGGTCTTTTTAGCTTCTAATTCAATAACACCATATATATCTGTAAAACCTGTTATTTGAGT